TTTCTAATAATTTTAATAATATTAATTATATCATTAACTCTGTTTTATTTAGTCATAAATGATCCAAAGGTGTATACATTCTCACCTACAGATAAATCTAGTAATAAAACCATATTTATACTAGGATCGGTACATGGTAATGAACCCGCGGGGACTAAAGCGTGTTATAAATTAATAGAACATTTTAATAAAAATCCTCCTAAAGAAAAAGTAATCATAATGCCAATGCCTAATTTATTAGGATATTATACAAATAATAGATATCAATTGAAACCGTTTAATTCAGATATTAATAGAAACTTCAGTAATGAAGGAAATGATAGAGTATCAAAAATTATTTTAAAATATGTAAAAGAATCTGATTTAATCATAGATTTACATGAAGGATATGAATATCATATTAGATATCCTAAATCAATGGGATCTAGTGTTATACCTAATAAAAGTAAAGTTGCCAATGATACAGCACATAAAATGGTACAATCGGTTAATGGGATGATTACAGATAAAAATAAAAAGTTCGTTGTATCAAACTTTTATGATAAAGAAGATTGTTACTTACCAGATTCATTAGCGTGTTATTGTAATAGAAATAATAAAAATTTCGTATCAATTGAAACTACTGGATTACATCCTAATCAACAAGATATAGATGTTAGAGTAAAACAACAATTTGTCATGTTAAAATCAGTTATTTATTAGATATTCTTTTAGTTTTATTCTTCTTAGTATTCTTCTTCTTAGTTTTCTTAGTATTTTTCTTACCTTTCTTTTTTTTCATTTTACCACCTTTAAGACGTAATGTTTTTTTTAACCAATCAGGGTCATCTGAACCGGGTCCTTTATTGTTTTTACATTTGTGGTTTTTTTTAAATTTGTATGTTTTAAATATATCACCATCTACAGGTTTAGAATGTCTGCTTGCAATTGATTTTCTTTTTTTCGAATTCCTACAATTTCTTTTATTAGGTTTTAAAGATCTAGAATTTCTACTAATATTTAAATTATTACTTATAAAATCTTTAATACTTTTGGAATCACGATCACCCTTAAGATCAGATATATGTTTACCATTTCTAAGCATGCGTATTGTAGGATAAGTATCAATATCTAAATCGACGTCAGGTAAATTTACTTTTGGTATATATTCGTCATGTATTTTTATGATATGTAATTTATTAAATTTTGGTTCATCAATCATTTCTTTTTCTAATGTATCAATAGTTGGTTCTAAACGTTGACAGTGACCGCACCATGGAGCGACCATAAATATAATGACGGGTTTAGTTTGTATAGATTTTCTTATCATATCTAAATTATTTAATTCATTATTATTTGTTAAATGTAAAATTCTATTTATATCCATTTATATTTATAATATATTTTTTTTCTATGTTATATTATAAACATGGAAACCTTTGGATCAAGAGCGTCAGTATGGCACGGAAATGCTAAAAAAACAAATGGCGGGTTAATGAAGAAAGATTTAATTAAAAAGAAAGGCAGAATTCTTTCAAAAAAAGCAAGTAAATCGGCAAAGAAACTTAAAAACTTAACTAAAGCTGGGTGGACGCATAAAAAAGGTGAATTTGGTGCGGTAAAAATATCAGATGTAAGGAAATCTAAATCTAAATCTAAATCTAAATCTAAATCTAAACGCAAATAAATTAATAAAATACTTTTTTACATATAAATTTTTGAAATAATATAATATATATATATATATGAAAATATACATATATATATTTTTATTATTTATTTTATGTTTAATGATATTAATATTATTATATATATATGATAGAATATTTTATCCTGAAGATGTACCAGATGTTGACTTTCCATTCATTAATTTAAAAGATGAAAATGATAAAAATTTAAATATATTATGTATAAAAGCACATTTAACTGAAAATGAGAAAATACAATTTTTAAAATATATAAAGAAAGGTATAAAATTTATAGGATGTAGTAGTTATTTATCATTTCCTAGAAAATGTGATAATACATATGGTTATTGTCATGAAGATATAAAAATTGAAGGTAAATATATAGAAGAATATGTATTAGGTTGGTGTCATTGTTTTAGAGAACCTGATAAATATATTAAATATAATATTCCTAGAATATTAATATCTGAGTCAGATTTTAATACAGAAAGGTTAATGCCTGATAATAATATAAAAATAAAATATGATTATATATTAGTACAACCTAAAGATGAGGATTGTAAAATGGAATGGCATGGTCATAATAAAAACTGGCAATTAGCAGAAAAAGCTGTAAAAATATTAAGTGATGATTTAAATATGAAAGGATTAATAGTAGGTAGAGATGATTGTTCTGTTAATATTAAAAATAAAAATAATATAGAAACAACTGGTTTTTTAAGTTATTATGATTTTATAGATAAAATTAGAATGAGTAAATTTATGTTATTACCTAATTTAGAGGACGCATCACCACGAGTATTAACAGAAACATTATGTTTGAATAAACCTATATTAGTAAATGAAAATATATTAGGTGGGTGGAAGTATGTTAATTATAAAACAGGTGAATTTTTTAATCAACATAATATAAAAGAACAAGCAATAAAATTATTAAATAATTATCATAATTATACACCTAGAGAATATTTTGTAAATAATTATGGAACCGTAAATACAGGTAAACGATTAAAAGAATTCTTACAACAAATTTATCCTAATTTAAATAAATGTAAATATGTGAAATTTCCCATATAAAATATAAATAATATATGTTTTTCATAAAAATTTCTACGATAATCATATTTATTTTTAAATTAATAAATAATATGTCATATAATATATGAAATATATTTTAGCATTTATAATAGTTTTATTAATTATTCATATTTTGTCTAAAATATATAATAAATTTATTATAAATGATAATAAAAAAGTAACTGAATATACATATTATATTAATTTAGAAAAAAGAAAAGATAGGAAAAAAGAAACAATACAAGAATTAAAAAAATTCGGTATAGATAATCCAATACGATTCAATGCTGACAGTACAGGTCTAGGGTATCCCGGTATCGGGCGGTCACATTTAGCAATTCTTAAAGAATCCAGATCTAAAAATTATCCTTATGTAATGATAGTTGAAGATGATATAGAATTTATGAATCCAGATGAAACAAATAGAAAATTAAATAATATAATAAATTCAGATTTAAAATGGGATGTAATATTATTATCGTGTGGTTATCATAGTGATTTAAATAAAAAGATTAATAAAGATTCAGTTAATGTAAATGGATGTACACAAACAACAGGATATATTGTTAAAAAAGAATATTATGATACACTAATAAATCATTGGGAAGAAGGTTTAAAAAAATTAATAGAAACTGATGAAGGACAATATGTATGTGATCAATATTGGCATTTTTTACAACAAAAAGATAATTTTTTATTAATTAATCCTGTAAAGGTTTATCAAAGAAATAGTTATTCAGATTTAATTGGGGGGGTAATCGATTATAAAAGTATATCAGTTAAATATTATTAAAATATAAATATATAAAAAAATATAATTAATAATTATATGAAAAAATTTAATATAAAATCATTAGAAAATACTTTTGATAAGATAGATAATATACAAAAAGACATAGATAATAAAGAAACAAGTATCATTAAAACAGAATATAAAAAGTATAATAATAAAGCAATTGAAACTATATTATCTGTATTAATGATGTGTTTTGAGCAAGATTATTTAAATGCTGCTGGAGAATATTATGAAATAATAAATGAATTATCTGATGCTTATTTATTAGGATCAGAATGGTATATGGGACGTGAATATACAAGAGAATATTATTTTAATTCATTAGATGAATCTATAAAATATAAACTCATATTTCTGATACATTTTTTATCAAGTATTTATAAAAAATAATTATTTAATCATATCTTCAATATATTTAGCATATTTTAATAAAAATGGTAGATCTACTTTTCTTTTTATTTTATCTATTATTTGTTTTTGTGTTTTATTTGGATTCAGTATTTTATAGTGTAGATACATAATACACCATGTGACACACATACCGTTATAATAATCCACTTTAGCTTGGAGACCATATGTTGGAAGATTTTCTCTTGGTGATATATATTTATAATTATTAAAATATTTATGGAAATATTTTCTTACTAATTTATCTGATATTTTATAAGCACCTTCTAAACTATCCATTGTTGTTTCGCTAGACCTCGCGCCGTGTGGTTCGAATAATTCAACAGATTTTTCTTTAGTATCAACTATTATCATATTCGCGTGTGAACCAGGTTTATTATGAACAATTAATTGTACTGAAACAGCTACAAATCTTTTTCTACATTTCCTCATCATATGATTAAATTTTTCAACAGATACCATTGGGTCTACTGGTTCTATATTTTTAACCATTAATTCGCTAGTGCTTAATTTATTATCATCTAATATTACTTTTAAAAATGATCTCATCCAACTATTACCAACAGATGGTATACATAAAATTCTGTCTAATTTCTTATCTTTTTCTAATAATTTATCAAAGAATTGAAATGTATTATCATATTTTTGATAGTGATAATTTATTTTACCTAAAGTTTCTAAACTTCCTTTTAACTTTCTACCTGAAATAGGGACATCTTTTATATCTTTATCACTATCATCAGTTAAAAGTTTTTTTATTTTCTTTTTTTTTGTTTCTTTTTTCTTAAATGTTTTCTTTTTTTTTTTATAAACCATATATATAAATTTGATATATTTTTTTTTATTGATTAATTAAATATAATTACTGGATGAAACATTTTATTATATCATTTTATTATAAACCGACATTAGATAAATTAAAAAAGTTATATAAATATAATTTTGATTTTAATAAAACATATTCATATTTATCAGGTCAATCATTGCTTCATGTGAAACAATCATATGAAACAATGAAATATATGTTAGATCGTGGTGGAAATCCTAATATAAATTGTACAATGTATGGATTGAAACCTATACATTTTCAGAAAGAATATAAGGTAATAAAATTATTAATAGATAGAAGAGCAATACCTAATCCTGTGGATTTTAATAATTTTAATCCGCTATTTTGGCAGAAGGATCCTGAATCAATGAAATATTTATTGAATCATAATAAAATATATAATTGTAATATAATAGTGAATACAATATTGTTTCCTATGCGTAGTCCTTATATGAGAATGTTGATTGAAGGAGGGTATGATCCATATAATGAGAAAAATATATCTATTACACCTGTATTTTTACAAAGAACTTTAGAAACATTAGATATATTATTAGATCATTGTTATATGAATAATATAAATAATGTAGATATAATAAATGAAACATTATTATTTAAATCATGTGTTAATAGTGATGTAATTAGAATATATTGGGAAAATAATCAAAATTTAGATCATCAGAACGTATTAGGTAATACAGCATTGCATGTACAATCTGAACCTTATAATATTTTAGAATTATTAAAATTTGATGCCGATCATAAAATTAAAAATATAAGTGGTGATACTCCGTATCAATATCATAAAAAAAAAAATAATATATTAAATTATATGTTGATTGAAAGATATTCATCCGCGAAACTGATTCAGCAATGTTGGAGAAGGTTTTGGTATAATAAAACATATATTCCTCCTAAATATTATAAAATAAAACTATCATTTATGAAAGAATTTACATTATTACCTCCATCTGAATGTGGTATATTTCCTGGAGGAATAGAATATCAAAATGCTTGTGATAATTTTAAATCATATTAAATACTTAAGATATATTAATTATTTTTTCTATTTTCCTGTGGAAATATTGTTTTTGTAATTCAGTAATATTTTTATTATTGTTTATTTTATCATAAATTTTTTGAATATCGGCCGCGGATTTTTCAGATAATTTAGGTTTGGGTGCTGGGATAGGTCTTGGGGTGTGTTCATGGGTTCTCAAATGGACACTGTTTGATTTAGAAATATATGCCACGGTGTTATCACTTCTTTTCACAAGAAACGGCATAATCAATTTTAAATTTGAGATTATGATACCTTCGAAATCAAATTTAAATAAGATGTCAACTTTGAACGAAATCTCACAAGAACATATGAGTAATATGAGTGAACAATTCTTCAAGCATTTTGTTGAGAACTATAATGAACGCACGTTCACTATGGATGACTTGGTAAATGACGAGGTAATCAAAGGTTGTATTGGTAATGTTTCTTCCAAAAGCACGGTTACCAAGAAACTTGTATCAGAAAAAAAGGTTAAGAAAAAAAACACCCAATCTCCTCCTAAAGTGTCTAATGAAGTAAGGCAATCTCAAGGGTTCAATAAAGATAAGTGTAAGTGTCGTCTTTGGAAGAACGGTTTGGATAATATCCAGTGTTCTGGAAAAATAAAGAATGATGAGGGTTATTGTGGTCGTGAAACACATAATGATGATTGGTGGTTAGGTAATATTACAGAACCTCGTCCGGAAGAACCGATTGGAGGAACTAAGAATACACGCCACCATTGGCATGATCAAGAAAAACCTAAGAAATCTAAAAAGACTCCATCTAAAGTAGAGAATGTTAAGAAAGATAAGAAAGTAGATAAACCTAAAAGAAAGGTTAAGAAAGAATCTACTGAAGTATCATTAGAATTAGTTGAAAAAATAATAGACGAAGTGGTAGAAGAATCAATAGACGAAGTAGTAGAAGAATCAGAAATTCCCGAAGGAGCGGGTGTAGGAGTGATCCCTCCTGTGAATTCTATGGTTAGTAAAAATGCAGATATAACAGAAGATAATTCAGATTTGGAATCTGTTTCATCCTCAGATGAAGATGAACAAGTTGAAGATTTTGATTATGAAGGTATTATTTATAAGAGACTTCCTGCAGACAATATGATTCTTAATAGAAGGTGCGGTAGGCAATTAGGTAAACTATTAGAAGATGGTACTATTGAATTCTTTGGTGAAGAAGAAAAGGCTGTGCATATCAAGAATAAAGAATAAATTGATATAAATAATGTAATAATAAAGATATTTTTATAAATTTGAGATTAAGATATTTTTTTTTGTAAAACATTTCAAACATGGACTTGGAAAACCTGGTAACATGCGAGATCATACCAATCGAACAAATGTGTCAATTGGTATTACCATTGTGTCAACTGGCTGAACCCCGGTTTATTAAGTTGCGTGAACAACGGAAGGTAATGGCGACAAGAAATAAGGTTAGGTTTTCCGACAATGATTCTGTTAAACTACTTCCCAATAAATTTCGATTCGAAAATACTAAATCAGTAAAAGAACAATACGTGTGTGGTGATTTTAGGCAGTTTCAATGTAAATACGGTGGATATATTGAGAACGCAGACGAAAGGTCAATTCTCATTGCTAACAATATGTCTAATAACCATATTTCATTTGTAAAGGAACCTATTATGTCTTTAAAAGAAGTTAAGACCATTATAAAGAGGAATTATTTATCTCAACCTGATCCTGTAGCATATTCTTCTACAGAACTTCTCATGGATTCTTCAAAAGTTCAGGATTATCCCATGGATTTTCTGATAGATTGTGTCATATATATGATGGATGTCTATGATCATTTACAGGATCCAAATACATTGTATAGTTTATCATATAAGGGAGGTATAGTAATTAAGGATTCACAAAAATCTCTCCTGATTAGGAAGATTGAAGAGATTACAGATACGTTTTAGATATTATAGTGTGTGTATGTGTATAATAAACTTTTTTTTTGTAAGTTGAGATAAAATTATAAAAATTTGAGATTGAGAATATTTCAAAGTAAATCGATATTATTCATAAATCAAACAATGAATATCAAAAACATTATGTTGATGCTTTCACTGATCTTTACTGCTACAATTGTTGTGGGCGAGGACAATCGCATGCTTCTTTCTGATGTTAAATCTTTGACTCTTCATGCGAACAATCTGACTACTGGGAATCGTGCGGCACCTATTCAGCAGCTAACGTGTCTGGGTAGGTTTTGTGGTAAGTCACCTAGTATGGTACAATGCAGTACTAAAGTTGGATCTGGATTAGTCCCACATTGGGAATGTAAGGCTGTAATGGATAAATCTATTAAATTTGCTTATGTGAATGTTCAATGTGAGGGATATGATAGTCCATATGATAATAAGTATATTTATGCTGGATCTTGTGGACTGAAATACCGCCTTGAACCTATTAATCCAATCTCCGGACGAGAATACGGAGAACACGAAGGTAATTCTTTCCTAGGGCTTCTAGCAATTATATCTTTAATATGTTGTATAATGACCATGTGTACAAGTTCATCAGAACCTGGATTCGGAGAAGGTATGGTATGTGGGTTATTCCTAGCTTTATTATGTGGAAAGGACGATGATGACGATGATTGGGGATCAAGTCCAGTATATACTTGTTCAGGGTTTGGAGATACTAGTTTTCGTTAGTTGTATTATAGTGAATTGTAGTGTTAGTATAAAATAATAAATTAATATATAACTTTTTTTATGAATGATAAATATAAAATAATTGATACTAGATTAAATGAAGATCTTAAACAGAAAACATTCTCTGGATTTCAAAAAAAAGATATAATAGCAGCGTTATTTAAATCGATTGACCAAGGTAAAATTGAATCAGCATGTCATTGGTGTACTGAATGTATTATATCAGGATATACAATAAAAATATGGGATAAATTAATAGTATATGCTTGTAAAATTGTCCATATAAATAATCCTAAATTACCAATTTATTTATATAAAAAAAATATGATACTTTTTAATCAATTAAATAGATTGGAATGTAAAAATAAGGATTATTTAATACTAAGAAATAGTCAGATGATACGTAATCTCTTATGTGATCTAATAACAACTATTATAACATCTGAGAAAAAGAAACGCTATGATAAATCATTTAAAATAAAAGAGGAGGATTTTAATATACAAAATAAATTACAAGCTAATATTCATATATTACCATCAAATATTTTGAGATTTGATGATCCAGAAGAACTTAAAATTATCATAAATGAATTTTATTTTCATTTAAAAAATCAATTATCTGGATATGATAAAGCAATATATTGGATATTATGGATATTAGAATGGGAAAGAAAACATAAGAAGAATAAAGAAACATGGATCATATCTGAACGTAATGTGAATATAAAAAATTCTAAGGATAAATGTGATTTCATTTGGATCATATGGGAAACAATATTTGAAGAACTTAAGAATAGAAATAATAATATGTTAAAAAATATTATAAAAGTATTATATGCTTTATATATAAATAATTACACAGGTGGTAAAAGAAATACTAGATTATTTATTATATATAATGCAATAGGTCATTTAACGAATAAATTAGAATATGATAAACCAATTAGAAATAATATGACTGTTTTTATTCAAACACAATCAAATATAAATAAGATGTACGAGATATCAAAGAAAAATGAAGTAAATAATACACCAATCAAAGTAGAACCAGTTAAGAAAAAAGATGAAAAAA